CATCCCTAAATAAACTATTGATCCTTCAGAAGCTTCTAATTCAATAAAATCATAAACATCTCTTACTGGAGAAACTCCTGCTGGTCTAATTTCTAATCCTGAATCATTTTGTGTGTAGAGTTTCCATAATTTAAGAGACATGGATTGTGTAATACCATCTCGTTCTTTGGGTCCAACAAAAATTATAGTAGTATCTGCATCTGTATTAGCTGACAACCATTTAGCCATATTATAATGGCCTGCGTGTGGTGGCTTAAACCCACCAGGTAAAAGTGCAATTTTTAACATTAATTATACAGTTTATTATAAATATAAAACTTTATAAAAAAGCCATTCTTTTTTTCATTAGTACAGAAGTAGTTAATTCTACTGCGTTATGAAGTAATTTTGTAAATTGTTCAAAACCAAGTTCAGATGGGTCTCTATCCCCCATTTCTATAAGATAAACTCGTTTTCCATAAGACATAAATGTCTCAGCATGATTAAATGCATCTTTTAAAGCATCTTCATCTAAAGCAAGATATATTTTTTCTACATTACTTTTAATTATTTTTTTCATTAAGGTTGTAGATAATTTTTTTCCAAATAAAGGAATCGCATTACGTTTTATAGCCATAGCGTCAAACGCACCTTCACATAAAATCACGGGAAGATCCCAGTTTATATACATTTCAAACCCAATTATGTCCTTGGTACTGGAAGCCAACTTATGTTTAATATATGCATTTTTATCAAATGAACGACCTACATAATAATTTAAAAACCCATCAGCATCATATGAAGGTATTACAACCATATTTCTTAATGGTCCTTGTTCACAATAATGTAAATCATATTTAACTACATCTTGTTGAGTAATTCCTCGTTGATTTAAATAATGTAATGCATGTTTCGACAGAATCGCTGATGATGACATTATAGGCGTTACCCCATGAGGAAATTGCAAGGTATTAGCGTCTACTTTTTGTTTGGTTTGTTGTTTAAAATTATATTGTTTATCAATTTCTTTTAAGGCCCCAAATGCCGCCCCTGGTGCACCTGCTTTTTTAATTAGTTGAAATGCTCTGTGACCTTTATAATTACAAACCCAACATTGAAATTTTTGAGATGCTAAATTAAACGTTAATTTTTTCTTATGGTGATTACAAGACGGACAATTAAATACAGCTTCATCTCCTCCACGAGCAGACTTACTTCTGCCTAAAATTGATTCTAATAACTGTTTTAATAAGTCTTCTTTCATCTAAAGTCTCTATCGTAAAACTTACCTAATATATTATCATTAAGATATAACTTATCTTCTAATACCTCTAATATAAATTGATATTTACATTCTAAGTATGTAAGTTCTTTTTTATTGTAAGCTATTTGTAAAATTGTTCTTTCTAAATCACCATCATTTGCGTCTTTAATAAACGCATGAGAACCATAGTAAGTTTTCCAATCGCTTTCTTTTAACACTCTTTTGAATGTTGGTGGGCGACCTTTACCTTCATATAAGGCTTTTTCCTTTTTACCTAATTTTTTCTTTAAATTGTAAATTAAAGATTTTTTACCAATGTACCTTTTGCCCGTTGGGGTGTGGGTTGTTTGATAGATAAAACCAAATGCACCTTCTGGAAGGTCATTAATTTCTTGAATATGTTTGTTTTGATAGTTCCATTGCATATATATAATATACGAAAGCTATTTTAGGTATCCCAACGAAGTACGATAGTTGTGTCAGTTTCATTTGACATTCTTATTGGTTGAGCCATTTTACCTACAACTAATAATTCATTATTTTTATTATATAAACCAATTGTTGTAACATAAGGTTTAAAAGAAGAACTTATTTGAAAACCTGCCATATTTTCTTCGTTTATAGATTTTATTTTTCTTGCTGATATGTTATTTGTATTATTATATTCATGTTCTTCAATTGTACATTGATATTCATGTTCATAAATTTGGTGTGAACCTTGGAACTGTAGATTATTTATAATACCAAGTCCTTTTTGGCTTAACATACCTTGATATTTTGGATGGGTTATAGTTACAAATCCATTTTTATAAAATACATTTCCTATATAAGGAGAACTATTAGCATGGTTTGTGTGAAATCCAATTTGAGTATCAGTTATTGCTTTAGTAAATATTTTTATTTGACTCATAGAACCATTTAAGTAATGTGTTTTTTCACCTTTACTTCCTATATAAACATTAGCTCTATTTTGTGTTTGTTTACTTGTATTATCTGCACCTGTTACTAGTGATGATGCGTTTTTAAATATAGCCATTACACCATCTTTGACCCTACAAGTAAAATGAGTTAATGTATTTAAAGTAAAAGCGCCATTTATAGTTGAAGTAGTTTCACCATCAGATCTACTAAAATATATATTACTACCTATGGCAAAAATTTCAAAAGGAAATTGTGGTTCCGCAGGTATTTCATAAGGTACAGAAAAGGGACTAGAAGCTGAATTATGTAATTCTGCTATATCAACAGGTGTAGCTTCTCTAGTTGTACTTTTAGAAACTAAGTATGATGTACCTCCCCCACCATGGTTTATCTTAGCCCAAAATGAAATAGTAAAATTTTCTCCTGGATTAAAATTAAAATCACCTTTATGACCTATTCTAATTGAGGGGGCAATAGAACTATCAAAATCTATACAAGGAAACTGGCCAGAGAGTAGTGTTTGTTTTGAAAAATTAACATTTTTATATTGTAATAAGTTAAAAAAATAACTATCGTCATATTCATCTCCTTCAGGAGTACTATATGACGAAATAGGATTTACATTTTTAGTTCCATCTAACCAAAAGTATTGGTCTCTACCATTAACAGAATAACCACTATAAGTATTTAAATCATATCTTTTAAATCCATTTATAGGTCCAATGTCTAAAACAATTGAACGTATGTCAGTTTCATAATTAGTATTTATATTATTTTTATCATCATATCTTATAAGATTACCATAACCATCATCTATAATTTCTTGATTGTTAGATTTAATAAATACTGAATTAGGTTTTATTTCTGCTCCATATAGACCTGTAGGGATTGATAATATTCTTGCATTTTCATATAATACTCTTTTATGTTTTAAGTAATTTAAATCATCCTGTCCTAAATATTTATCTCCTGATGAAAAATTATTAATTTTTTTAAAATTTCTATAATAAAGATGATCTATTTGACTATACTTAATATTACCATTATTATACTTATCATTAGATGAAGCTGTCCATTGGGTTCCAAAACTATTTATTGAATTAGGTGAAATAGTATCAACTGCTGAAGAAGATACAAGATTGTATTGTTTGTGGGCGTTAAAAGGGACTATCGCGTAATCCTGTGGTTTAAAATTTTTATATACAGTTGACATTCAAATAACATTTTAGTAGTCTAATTTAACTCTAATAAGAGCTTCTTTTGTAAAATCTTTGGTAATTGGTTGACTTAATTTAGCTACTGCTAATAAATCACCATTATCATTATACATTCCTACTGTTGTAATGTAAGATGTAGGATTGTCTATCATAGAATTAACTAATATATTTCCACTATCGTCTATAAATGAGGGGTTTGTTGTGTAATTAAATTCAAAATTTCTTGCTCTTGCAAAATAATATGTTGAACTTACTTTTTCTTCACTATCAATTATAAAACTAGCACCCCCACTAATAGCATGTATTAATTGTTGAGAATTATTAGCATCATTATTTGAAGTTAAAACTGGGTCTATTCCACTATTATAACCTAAAGCTAAAGGGTTTAAAATAATAAAACCACTATCCGGATAAAAGAATCCAAAAGAACCAGAATTTGCATGTGGTGTGTTAGAACTTCCTACTCTTACTCCATTAGAACCTGATACTATATTAAATTGTCTTCCTGCATTTGTTATTGTTGAAGATCCTGTAGCTGTAATAGAATCATCTGTTAATGTAAGTGTATTTGTATCTGCTGTTCCTAATTTTAGATTTAAAGATCCAGGTTTTAAATTATGTTTATATCTAGATCTGTTTACATTAATAACAAAAATATCATCTGGTGTATTATCTGTAAAATTAAAATTTTGTGTTTCCGTACCAAAAACTAATTGTCTATATTGACTATAGATGTTTCTTGAAGGACTTATTCCTATAGCTCCTGCTGCATTTGTAAAATTTAAAGATCCTGATCCTACTCTATTACCATAAGCTACTGAATATTGTACTTCTGCAGTTATGTCTGATGTAGCTTTATCATATACTTCTATATAATGGGCTCCTGAACTTGTTGGGCTCCCAAATGCTGCTTGAAGTGATGAAGTGTGTATTGCTGTTAATTCATTTGTGTTACCTGTCCAAGTGGATGTTGTTAACCTTGCGGTGTCGTTTACTATATCTGTTTGTGCGAATCTTACGAATGACATATTTTATTTTTATTTAATTATCTTAATGATATACCTGTTTCAGCTTGTACTGAAGTTTGTCCTACTTGAGTTTTACTTATTTCTACTGGGATTGTTACTCTTGCTCCTGTATCTCTTCCCTCTACTGTTAATGTTGTTAATAATTTAATATTACTTCCAAATAATGATGTACTATTAAGAGCTGTTAAGCTTATATTATTACCACTAGCTACTGTTTGACTAAATGCTGCTCTTGATGTAGTGTTTACTACTCCATTGCCAGGTGAGGATGTACTACCAAAACTAGATAATAATCTTCTATCTGCTATTGTATACAAATACCCACTAGGTTCTGATTGTGCACTAACATCATTAAAATTAAGTGTTGAAGGTTCTACTGTAAAAGATGCACCTAAATTTAGTGTTATTTTAGGTATATTAGTTGTTACTATTGGTAACTTAGAAGTTCCTGAATTTAAAGTTATTAGTCTATGAATCATTGTATTTCCTTCATCAGGAATTGCTTCAATTAAAGGCATGTTTTCTATTGCTTCTCCTGCAAATTGAGAGCCATTAGGATGATCTTCATTAAATAAAGTATAATCAATTTCATCATCGCCTAAGGCAAATTGTGTAATATTAAATGCCCCTAAACCTCCCTGAGAAAGTAATTCACGGCCTCTTTTAGTTAAAATAGCATCTACTGTAATGCTTGTATTGTCTAGATATCCCATTGTTATTGTGTTTTGTTATAAATATATATATTTTTTAGAAATCTTATCTTCTTGGTGATGTATTTTTAAATTTAGTTGTTTTTTCAATTAATCCTGCTTTTTCTAGATAATATTCTACGTTATTTTTTACTTGTGGGTGGCAATTTTGAGGAACCATTACAAATCCATTATCCCCTAAACCATCATTTAATTCACTTTCTTTATCCATATTAATTATTAAAGTAGGTTCATCTCTTAAAACAGATAATTGATGACTAGAAAATGGATAAAAATAAGAAGCATCTATTGTTCTTGAAACTATTGTACTACCTAATGTAGCATCATTTATTTCATATTGGTAAGTATTTCTTGTTAAAGAACCAGTAATAGTTGTTTTAAAATGTCTTAAACTTCCTAATTCAGTTATAGGTATAAAACCATTATAATTATGGCTATTAGCAACAACTGATCCTACAGAAGATGATTCTTCATTTTGAAGAAATGCACTAGAAGAAGCATTTACTCTATTAAAACCAGTTCCAAATACGCTTGTTGAATCATTAAAACCTAATGCTGTGTGGGGGAAACTAATTTCCATAGTACCAATAGATTCTTGTTTATTATTAGGAATAGCATATTCTCCTTGCATAAAAGTAACATAAAATTTATTATTATTTTTTGCTATTTCCCAATAAATAATATCATCATAAAATGCTTTTACACTTCCTGCTGATTTTAAAGGTCTATAATTACTTATTCTTACTGACATTTTTTTATTTTTTTATACTCCTAAATTAAGATTTACTGGGGCTGAAACTAAGGTACTACCTACTGATGC